CGGCGCCGCAAGCATCGTGGCCGAATCCCAGCGTCACCTTTGAAGCCGCCGTCCAGTCGGCCATGAACGCACTCAACAGCTAATGCGCACCGTAACTCTACAATCTATCCTCCTCCGCGCGTGGCAACGTGTCGGCAACGACGCCAGCACCATCGACGCCATCCCATCCGGCGCCCGCACGATGATGGTCGCCGCCGCCAACGAGCGCATCGCCGACTGCTGGGAGTGGGCCGACTGGCCAGAGCTTATGCGCGTCGAAAGCCGCACCGTGCAGGGCGATGCGACGAACGGCTATTACATCGACTACGAGCAGAGCGGCCAGACCGCCATGGGAGAGGTCTTTGGCGTCCTAAGAGACAACCCTGCAACCCACGCCGCGCCCCGCGCCATTGGCTATACGCTCCTCGGCGACAACGTGAGGTTCCCGCAAAGCGCCGACCTACCAACCACCGTCTGGGTCAACTACCGCATCCGCCCGACCGAATACTCAGCAAGCAACCTCACCGCGACAGTTCCCGCCGTCATCGCAAAAGCAGTCGGCTACCTCCTGACCTCGGATCTGCAAACCGAGGACGGACAACTGGACAAAGCACTCGCCATGGAACAGATGGCCGAGTCCGAGCTGATCTCCCAGCGCGACAAATATTACTTCCAGCAAAACCAGCCGTCCACATGGACCGCTCGCGTCAACCAATACTAACCAACCAACACTATGGGATTCCCTAATAACAAAATCACCAACGGCCTCAGCGGCGGCAACTACATCGCCGACACAACTCTGCGCACCGGCGACTGGCTCGCCGTGCAAGTTCTCGCCGACGCCAAGTTCCACACGCTGACCGGCAACATCGCCGACATAGCGAACACGACCGACGCCAGCGCCCCCGTCATTCCGGCAGGCACGATCCTCTTCGGCAAGTTCACCGCCATCGACCTGCACAGCGGCCGCATCATCGCCTACACCGCCTAATGATCCTCGCCCCGACATTGTTGCTGAACGCTGGGTCCGGCGCCGCCATCGCGCGCCCGACCTTCAGCCGCGACTTTGCCGGGGAGAAGACCTTAAACAACGGCACCGGCCCCGCCATCACGTTCACAAGAGCCAGCAACGCCACCTTCTTCGACGCCAACGGCACGCTGCAAACGGCCAGCAACGACACGCCACGCTTCGACCATTCCGGCGGCAGCAACTTGGGGCTTCTCATCGAGGAGGCGCGGACGAATTTGCTACTAAACAGTGCCACGCTGGCCACGCAAACCATTACCGTCACCGCCGTTGCCCACACTTTGAGCTTCTACGGAACCGGCGAAGTTGTCTTGAGCGGCGCACATTCCGCCACCGTGACCGGAACCGGAGCCTTCCCAACGCGCACCTCGCTCACCTTCACGCCCTCTGCCGGAAGCCTTACTGCCACCGTCAGCGGAACCGTTGAATATGCTCAATTAGAAGTCGGCGCTTTTGCAACAAGCTACATAACAACAACTGGCGCAACCGCCACCCGCAGCGCGGACAGTGCGGTCGTCACGCCGATCTCTTCGTTTTATAATCAAGCGGAGGGGACGATTGTTTCAGAAACCACGGCTATCGGCTACGGATCTAGCTTTCCGACCGTGTGGTTTTTGAACAATGACGCCGGAGCCAGTCAATACATAGCTTTCTACCATCGCGCTAATAATTACTTGGAGGTTTCTGGCAGCGGATTTGGTCAAGCAACCGGAGGCGTGACCATCGGAACAACATATCGCTTGGGATTCGCTACCTCTGCGGGATCTACAAGGCTTGCCCTCAACGGGGCGCTTGTTGGGTCTGATAGCGCCGCGGCGTCTCCAACCGTAACGCCAACGCGCATTCACATGGGCCGCAGGTCAGATGGATCGCAGCACTTTACTGGCCACATTCGCAAGATCGCCTACTACCCCCGCCGCTTGAGCAACACGCTGCTGCAACAGCTAACGACCTAATGTCATGACCGATTACCTCTACAAATTCCCCGACGAGCAAACAGCCCAAACCGCGCTGGCCGATTACTACGACAGCGAGACCGGCTGGAAAACCAGCGGAGAAGGCTATGCGCTTGATCCGGTGGGCATCCTTGCAGACGGCGAGACCGTCCTCGACGGATGGCACCTCAACCTCCGCGTGACCGACGACCGGCCAGATCCGGCGGCGGACTACAGCGTGACGCCGACTCAGCAGCGGAGGGTGTGGCTATGAGCATCACGCACTTCCATCACCATTTCACAACGACCGAAAAAGGCGTCATCGGAACGGCCACCAGCATCGGCTCCTCGGTGTTTTCTATGCTGCCCCATTTAGAGACGACTCTCAGGGTCGCCGGCCTATGTGTCGGCCTCGCGGTCGGCATCGTCACCCTAATTTCGGTCCTCCACGACCTCCGCAAAAAACAGAAAGCAAACAAATGAGAAACTGGAAAACAACACTCCTCGGAGTCCTCACAATCATCGCCTCACTCAGCACCGCAGGCCGCGAGTTCCTCGCCAATGGCAGCATTCCTGACATCGGCCTCATCGCCGCGAGCCTGCTCGCCGGTTGGGGCTTGATCGTCGCCAAGGACAACAACGCCCGCCTCTGACTCCATGAGCCACGCCCGCGTCACAAAACTCATTGCGTGTGCGATCCTCGCCGCGTCTTGGGCTGCTCTTGCGGCTGGGTGCGTCACGCTTGGCTACGACTTCATTAAGCAGCAGGCCACCGTCACGTTCGACGCGAAGACCGTCAAAGAGCCAACCAAGTGATCCCCAAGAGCCGACCACAACAAAAGCGCGACGAGACGCTGAAGCAGCTCAAGGCTGCCAACGTCAGCGATCCAGTGTGCTTGGTCGGCATTCGTGGCTACTACCGGGACAGCATGGGAGCCAAGGGCAAGCAGGATCGCGGAATCTATGACGACGCCATTATCCTCGTCTCGCCCAACGCGCACGTTGCCTTCAACGCAAACGTCGATCCGGCCCGCTACGGCATCAACCCAAAGATCGGCAAAGGCTACGCATCGCTCAAGTCCGGTGTCTACCGCTACCGACTGGGCAAGCACGGCATTCGGAGCGGCAACCCTTACAAAGCTCTGGTGCAGGGCGATGCGGTCACCGTCCAACGCGACGGCGGCAACGAAGAGACCGGCTTTTTCGGCATCAATATCCATCGCGGCGGAATCACCCGCACCAACAGCGAAGGCTGCCAGACCCTGCCGCCCGCCCAGTGGCCCGCCTTCATCTCGCTCGTTGAGTCCGAGATGAAAAGGAACAACGCGAAGACCGTCAGCTACGTCCTGACCAGCCGGAAGGACGCTGCCTAATGGCATTAGAAAGTCCAGTCCAGCGCGACGGCGACAACGGCTTCATCGGCTTCGCCAGCCGCTTGAACCCGCTGACGTTACCCGCAGGCATGTTGCAAGACTCAGTCAACATGCGCTTGGACAGGGGCGTCGCACAAACCCGCAAGGGCAGCAAGCGCCTCACCGACACGATCGGCACGACCGGCGCTCCGCTGACTTTGGATTTCACCCTCGGCACCGACAAGACCGTCACCTCGATCACCCGCGCCTCGACAACGGCCACCGTCACCGCCACCGCCCACGGATTCACGACCGGCGACCAAGTGAACATCCGCGGCGCCGTGCAGACGGACTACAACGGCGACTTCATCGTCACCGTGACGGACGCCAACACTTTCACCTACACCGTGAGCGGAAGCCCCGCGACACCGGCCACCGGCACCATCGTCGCCAATAACGGCCCCGAAGTCCGCGACAGCTACGAGGGCGGACTGTATGCCGCCGGAGTGTTCGCCAGCCAGAACTACGAAAACGCGGCGGAATACATCGTGCTTGCTGGCAACGACCAAGCGTGGCTTTGGCGCGACGGAGCCTCGCCGGTCATTAAGAATTACCCGACCAGCCCCGATGAGCGCATTGAGGGAACCGATACCGTAAGCATCGTGCAGGCGTTTGACCGACTTTACATCCTGCGCGAGGCCGCCCGCGCCGGAGCCTACGCAGAGAAGCTGACAAACTCTTCCGGTATCACCGTGTCGTCCACTACGGCCACGGTGAACGTCAACGCTCACGGCTATCCCGAAGGCGCCACCGTTCGCATCGAAGGATCTACAACGCCCGCCTTTGACGGCCATGAGTTCCGCGTGCTTGGCACCAACCTCAATACCGATTCGTTTGAGATTACCGTTCCATCCGGCACCGCAACGCATGCCGCCGCGACCATCAAGGTCCGCCGAGTAAAACCACCTTTATTTTGGGACGGAGGCAGCGGCGGCTTCGTCCGCGCCACCGCAGGCGTTCCGGCCGAAGGCGTCACCTACACCCGCATGCCATCGGTCGGATGGGCCAGCTACCACAACAACCGCCTTTGGATCGCCAAGACCCGCGACACGGTCGGCATCAGCGATGTTCTTGACCCTGACCTCTACGATCCATTCTGGAACAGCTTCCGCGCCGGAGCCGGAGGCGATGACCGCATTGTCGCCGTGCATCCTTGGGTCGAAGGCCAAGCCCTCGTCTTCTGCCGCAAGAGCATCTGGCTCGCCACGCTCAATCAATTTGCCTCAACCGATGGCAGCGACTTCAGCGTAGACACTCCGGTGTCACAGCTCACGCTCCTGACCAACGAGATCGGATGCAGCGCCCGCAACACGATTGTAACCGCAGGCTCGTTTGTTTTCTTCCTCAGTGACGCCGGTATTTACCGCCTCGACAGCCGCCTCGATCTTAAACTTCGCGGCGACACCAAACCCCTCTCGGAACCAATCGCCGACCTGTTCAGCCAAGTGGTTCAGTCCCGCGTAGAGCGCAGCGCCTTTGGCATCTGGCACAGCAATCGCTATCTCGTTGCCCTCCCAACCAGCGCCGACCCGCTCGACGGCAACCAGTTGGTGGTTGCTTGGAACGCCTTAACGGACACTTGGGAATACCGCGACATCTATCCGAGCAGCGCCAGCGCCAACCAGATCCTTGTCGGCACCTACGACAACCAACGCCGCGTCTTCTCAGTTCCACGCTCAGGCAACCTCTACCTGCTGGAAGAAGAGGGCACTGCCGTGGACGCCAATGCGGCGAGCAGCTTGATTGGAAGCAACCCCATCACCGGCAGCATCAAGACCCGCCGTTACGACTTTGGCGACATGCACAGCAAGCGATTCCTTCGCACGATCGCCGATGTGGTCATTCCGGCAGGCGCCAGTGTCAGCACCAAGATAAAGACCATCAACCCCGACACCGAAACAACGGTCGGCACGCTGACCAATAGCACCAGTGGCGTGGAAGACTACAACATGAAGAGTCCGGTGCGCTACAAGGCGCATAGCGCCGAAGTCATTTACGAAACATCCGGCGGGCGGCCGGAAATCCGCAGCGCCAGCATCGAAGCCTCGCCGAAATCTCTACCGCCCACGGAAACACGCTCTGCCGCCTAACCCTCAACTTCTCAACCCTCAACTCTCAACTACCCTATGGCCTCCTACGCATACACATTCACCAGCGGCGACACCGTCACCCCGACCAAGCTCAACAACGCCCGCACCGTCAGCGAGATCGTCAACGCTGACATTAAGAGCGATGCGGCTATCGCTGGCAGCAAGTTGGCAGATGGCGCCATCACCAACGCTAAGGTAGACGCCTCCGCAGCTATTGCTGGAACGAAGATTGCGCCAGCCTTTGGCTCCCAAAACATCACTGTCAGCGGCGGCGACCGCGCATTCACAAATACTGACAACTTTGCGCTGGTGTTTGCGACCAACAATACGGAGCGGATGCGGATTGATAACAGCGGCAATGTGGGGATTGGGACGAGTGCGCCACAGCAGCGACTTCATGTTCTCGGAAGCACCGCCAACACGCCAACATTTATTCGCGCCCAACACACCGCT